GTTGTCCTTCCTTAATCAGCTTAGGATCATCAGACGTTTCAATGATATCAGCCCCTATGGAAACCATCTTGAGAGAACCGAACTCATACTGTTTCTTGCACTGGATAGACAATTCTGTTGCCTCATCAAATGAAAGTTCTGCTGTAATCTCATCCCCCTCAACCTTGATGTCTTTGAGGATTCCTATAACCTTCCCCCTTGAGTGCATATAAAGCAGCACAGGGTTACGCTTATACTGTTCAATGTTTCCCCCGGAAGTCACGAGCCAGGTTCCATAAGCATTCAAAATTTCGTTTGTAAGTCTTACTCTTTTTGGCATATCTCAAACATTTTGATGCGATTTTACTATTGTTCCACCTCTGTTCAAAAAAAGTATGCAACCGTTGCACACTTCTGTGCAACCATTGCATACTTTCTTGTTAACACGCACTGATTTAAGGACTTTTGGAAGAAATTTCATTAAGCTTATGAAGAAGAAAGAATCAGACAAACTCAAATCCCTTGCCCGTAATCTTTTCATTAACGGGGCTCCAATGGTGGAGATTGCGGATAAATTGAATGTATCCCGCGCCACAATAAGCCGGTGGAAAGAGGCAGAAAGCTGGCAGGAAGCCAGAGCTGCCAAAAACATCACACGTCCGGAACTTGTAAACAAATTGCTCCTCAGTATAGACAACTTAATCCAACAATGTCAGGAGAAAGAGGATCCATTGCTCTTGGGAAGTTTGGCAGACAAACTATCCAAATTTGCAAGTGCCATTGAGAAACTTGACAAAAAGGCCAATGTAGTAGATACCATAGAGGTATTTATGGCATTCTCAAGATGGATGGAATACAGAGCCCAAACCGACCCTGAAATCACTCCAGAACTTCTCAAGACATTCAACAAATACCAGGATCTCTACATAGCAGAATCCATTGGCCTAAAATCATAGTCACGTATGGCAACAGCAAAAGAGGTAAAATATAGCTATGCCGAATGGCAAGAGCATTGCAAGCGGGTACAAAGTATTGCCAGCACAACCAATCTTTTGTCTGAAACCCCAGTACAGAAACAACAGAGAATCAAAAAACTCTTGACTGATTACCCGGCATTCTGCGAATATTACTTCCCTCATTTTCTCACCTTGAGAGACAAATCAACAGGGAAAGTAATACGCACTGTACATAATGCGGACTTCCATAACAAGGCTGCTAAAAAGGTCAAATCAGAAGCCAACTTAATGGCAGTATTCAAATGGCCAAGAGGACACGCCAAATCCACACATTTTGATGTGTTTATACCCCTTTGGCTAATGTTCCAGCCTCAAAGGCTCATCAACTTTATGGTAGTTGTGGGAAAAAGTGAAGACAGTGCAAAACGTCTGCTCTCCGATATCCAGGCTGAACTTGAATACAACGAGCGTATAAAAAAAGACTTTGGAAGTCAGAAAAACCTTGGCAATTGGCAGGATGGGGAGTTCACATCCCAGAACGGAGTAAAATTTCTGGCAGTGGGACGTGGGCAATCTCCCCGCGGTTTAAGGGATAGAGAAGCACGCCCAGACTATATTGTCATTGATGACTTGGATGATGATGAGCTATGCAAGAATGAACGCAGGGTGAGGGAGATGACGGATTGGGTTAAGGAGGCCCTTTTCGGAGCTTTAGACGTAGGAAGAGGACGTTTTATTGTGGTAGGCAACCTTCATTCCCATACCTCTGTATTGGCCAATATAGCTGCTATAAAAGGGGTGTACGTTTCAGAAGTGCAGGCTGTAGATAAAAATGGAAATCCTATCTGGAAAGAGAAGTGGACCAAAGAAGAGGCACAACGTTATGCAGACATTGTCGGGTATCGTGCTTGGAACAAAGAGATGATGCACAACCCTATTACAGAGGGTACAATCTTCAAAAATGAATGGATCCAATACAAAAAGACCTTACCTCTGCATAAATATGATGAGCTGGTATGCTATACCGACCCTTCATTCAAAAGTACAAAGAGCAATGACTACAAAGCTTCAAGGCTCTGGGGCAAAAAAGGTAATGAATTGCATCTGATAGACTGCTATGTAAGGCAGGATACTGTTGGAGGTATGGTAAGATGGCTGTATAATCTGTATGAGCGTCTGCCGGAAAATGTTGCTGTCCGTTTCTACATGGAGGCAAACTTCATGCAGGACACCATCCTTGATGAGTTCACGGCAGAGGGGGAGATAAGAGGTTACCAATTGCCACTGATGCCGGACAAAAGGAAAAAACCCGACAAACTGCAAAGGATTGAAGCAATCAGCCCATTGTGGGAGCGAGGATTTGTCTATTACAATGAAGAGTTGAAAGACAATGCTGATATGCAGACAGGTATTGCACAAACACTTGCTCTGGAGAGAGGCAGCAGCGCCCATGATGATGCCCCGGATGCTGATGAGGGGGCTATATTTATTTTACAGAAGAGCCATAGAGCTTCAAAATTTACCCCAATAATGGGTTCAAGAAGATCACCTAAAAACACTTGGTAATATGTTCAAAAGAATTAAAGAATACTTATGGGCCTATAAATACAAAAGGGCCGTAAGAAGAGCAAACAACATTGCTCAGGACTTCAAAATCACCTGCTATGTATTATACTTTAACAAAAAGCTTTGGGTTGTCCCCAAAAGAATCATAAAGAAGCTCATACAGCAACGCAGGTTCAAAGCCGGAACAACTATCCAGGATATAGAAAAAATTGCTCTATACATCGCAAAATAAGGCATCATGTTCATTACAGAAGAAGATTACAAGGTAGTCATTGGAGATGGAGCCTTGAAAGTGATATCACAATCCTCTGAAGAGGTAAAAAATAAAGCAGAAGCCCAAGCCATGGCTGAGATATCAAACTATCTCAGGCCAAAATATGACTGTAGCAGCATTTTCAAGACCCAGGGGGAGGAAAGGGATGATTTGCTGTTGATGTATGCCTGCGACATAGCTCTGTTCCACATGGTATGTTCCCAGCCGGCAAGGATGGGATATGAACTCAGGAAGGAACGATATGATATGGCTATCAAATGGCTTGAGAAAGTTCAGGCGGGGAAGGTTACCCCGGATCTTCCGCTTGCTACAGATGAGTATGGAACCCCACTGGGGGAACCGATAATGTACGGCAGTGAAAAACAACACCAAACAATCTGGTAACTATGAGTAAGAAAAATACAGCTCAAAAGGAGCAGAAAAGGCTCAAGAAACTGGTTATTGACCTCTACCGGCAAAATACATACTTGAGAGAAAATGACCTCCGCAAATGGAGGCAAGCTTGCCAATTGGCAAGGAATATAGAATATCCGAGCAGGGCCCCCCTCTACAACATCTATAGGGATGTTGAACTGGATCTGCACCTGTCCGGGGCTGTCGGGCAGATAAACGGATTCATAAAATGCCGTTCATTCAAACTTGTCAATGAGGATGGGGATGCAGATACAGAAGCGGTCAAGCTGCTCAATACAGAGTGGTTCAAAGAACTTATGGACAGATGCCTGGAGTCCATCTGTTGGGGACATTCCCTCATTGAGCTGGGAGATGTAATCACAGACTCAAATGGCAGGATGTCATTTGATGGGGTCAAGCTCATTCCAAGAGAACATGTTATTCCTGAATATGGCCGTATTGTTAAGCATGTGAACGACAACTGGCAAAGCGGAATCAGATACAGGGAAGAGCCCTGGAACAAATGGCTCATTGAAGCCGGGAAAAAGGACAGTCTTGGACTTTATGAGAAAGCTGCCATGCAGACTATCCCCAAGAAATATGCAATGGCATTCTGGGATTCCTATGCAGAAATGTTCGGCATTCCCCTCCGTATTGCCAAGACGAGCACCAGAGACTTAACTGAGAGGGGCCGTGTGGCTAAAATGATGGAGACCATGGGGGCTAAGGCCTGGGGAGTCTTTGATGACACCACAGAGATTGAGCTTGTGGAAAGTTCCAAAGGGGATGCGTACAATGTCTATGACAAACGTATTGAGAGAGCCAATACAGAACTGTCCAAACTGGTACTGCAACAGACAATGTCCATTGATAACGGCAGCAGTCTCAGCCAATCGGAAACACACCTCAAGGTCTTCAAGAACCTGATTGAGTCCCATTCAGATTTCTTGAGGGACATCTTCAACAACCAGCTTCTGCCCAAGATGGTAATGCACGGATTCCCTGTCAAAGGGCGGTCTTTTGAGTGGGATGATCCGGTAGATTACACCCCAGAGCAACAGCTGGCATACGAAAAGTATATTGCAAGCACTTATGAAGTGCCGGGTTCATACTTTGAAGATAAATACGGGGTACCTGCAGGGGAAAGGCTGCAGCAACAGGGGCCGGCTCCTGATGACGGTGATGACACCAATAAAAGACAGGAGAACGTATCACCTTTTTTCGCTTAGGCCCCACCCATATTGTGGGGCTGAAGAAAGCTTATAAAGAGTTCAATGCTGCAATAGGGTCCCTCTATAGCAACCATCTTGAGCTCTCAACTGGGGACAGCACACCCCAATATGACAAAGCTGTATTTGATGAGCTGGCAAGATTCATATATAATAGTGGAGGGTTCTCAACTTCCCAGCTGGGCTCTACCCAAGGCAGAAATGCCCTCAGGGAGACTCAGAAGTTAATCAGCCAGGCAATAACAAGCTGCATAGACTATGATATCCCCAAAGAACTGCTCTATGCACTTGAGAACAATGCTTTTGTCTTCTCTGGGTTCAAAACGTTCCATACTATGAGGGAAATAGGTCTCTCTATGGTTACTGAAACCGGGGAAATAAAGCCATTTGAGCAATTTTTTACTGATGTTCAAAAGGTGAATGAGAACTACAACAGACACTATCTGTACTCAGAATATCATCACGCATTGAGTGCTTCTCAAATGGCGGTCAAATGGCAGGAGTTCCAGGAGAACGGGGATGAGTACTGTCTGCAGTACCGCACTGCCAATGACTCAAGGGTGAGGGAAGAACATGCCGTACTTCACAACACCACCCTTCCTGTCTCAGACCCATTCTGGGACCAGTTCTATCCGCCAAATGGGTGGAACTGCAGATGTACAGTTGTAGAGGTTCTCAAGAGTATGTATGAGGAGACAGACCCTGAGGAGGCACGCAAAAGGGGGATTGCCTGTACAGAGGGTGAAAAGAATAAAA